GATAGTGACTTTATAGCAGCTTCAGGGAGGTATCTCTCACCTGTTTTTGACGACGGCTTCCCCGACTTGGTGCGCCATTTCTGGTCACCCCAATTTTTTAGGGACTGCTGCGGTGCTTTCAATCCTTGTACCCTCCACCTGCGGCTTTGTACTTCTTGGCTACAAGCTGCGCTTTACGCGCCGACCACTGGCCTGCACCTGTACCTTGTGTCGCCGCAGCTTTCACTTGAGACACGATGCGTTTACGCATACTTGGCTTGGTGTAGTTACCCGCAGCATTGACCGTACCACCTTCAGCGTACTGCGTGAAGTCAGTATTATCCCGGCGGGGTTTCTTCTTACCGCTAGGCATCTTGGATGGGTCAATTGCACCCATGCCGCGAGATGACATCACCGCATTTGTCCTCGGGTTTTGCCACGTTGAGCAATACCATCGCCACGGCTAGAGGCTGTGGACTGTTTAGGCTTGGAAGACATCCTAGACGATGCCAGACCGCCAGAAGCCATTTTCTTGACCACTCCGCCCGCTGCACGCCGTCCACCAGAAGAACGCAGTGCGTCCAATCTAGCTTGCTCAACCGCTGCTGTATTGCGGGGCACATAAGCCGTCATGCCTGCTGCCGTGCTGCTGGCAACAGCCGGTCTACGAGGCACATTTGCCCCCATGCCTGCCGCAGTGCTACTTGATGTGGAACCTGCCGCATTAGAGTCCGCTGCTGGGTTGTATCGACGAGGAACATAAGCCGCCATGCCCTCTTCAGTACTGCTAGAGGTATTGGTAGAAGATGCTGCGGGGACAGTACGACGGGGGACATAAGCCGCCATACCCTCTTCGGTACTACTAGAAGTAGCAGCGGGTACGGTACGGCGAGGAACGTAGTTAGCCATTCCCTCTTCAGAGCTACTAGAGGTAGAGCCAACACCGTCAGCCGCACCGGGGGTACGACGAGGTTTATAGGCTTTTGCACCTTCTTCTGGGGTTACAAAGCGGTCATCTCCGGTAGGCATTGTGACTACTGTCGGCCTTCTTGAATTACGGCCTTCGTTGCTGAAGTCTTCTCCAGAAACAGGTCTAGAACGCGCAACAGGAGTTTTTGAATTTCCGCCAGCAGCAGTTGGCCTTACAAAGGTTTCTTTTGCTTTTTCTCTGGGCGGGATGTAGTCATATCTAATACCTTCAGAGTCAACGTCTCTATCGGTAAACCGAGAACCAGCGGCATCTTTCCCCATTCGCTCCGCTACACCAGCCCGACGGTCTACGTCCTCGGTATTGCCGCCAGCATCTCTGCGACCACTGCCTTCATTCATATCCCGCTTGCTCATACGGGCTTCGCGTTCGCCTTCATTGTTGTCGTTGGCACTTTGGGATTCACCCAATTTGCCTCGGGTCTTGGGCTCGTCGTCTTTCTTGCCAAACTTGTTGTAGGCAGCATAACCTGCCAAACCGAGAGCGCCTAGAGCGGCTAAATCTTTTGCTTTCATAATTTACTCCTTAGCAGGCCATGCCGCCCTTGTTCATCTTGATTTGACGAGCCTTGGTCTTGCCTTTAGTAGCAACACCATCAGCCGAACGAACGAATCCACCGGTAGCCATCTTGGTCATACCGCCTTTTTTCATCATGCCTTTGCCATCACCAATAAAGCTAGGTTTGCCATCTTTCATGGGCATTCCGCCACCAGCCATTTTGGTCATGCCCATCATTTGCTTCTTGTCCATCATCATGTCTTTCTTGGAGCCCTCTTTGACTCCCTTCTTTTCCACGTCCTTACCAGATTTCTCAAATTTAGCAAATGGGTTTATTCCTTTTGTAGCCATATCACCACCTCGTTTAAATGTTTTGCCTTTGTCGGCGTTGCTGAAATCTTGGCCCACGGACTGTGGAACCCCTGCCTTCTTGGCAAACGATGGGTTGTGAGCCACCGCTTCCATGAAATTGTGTTGCTTCTTACTTGTGCTCGGCATCACTTCCCCGCTTGAATAAGCTGGTCAATTTTTGCTTCAAGGCGATTAAACCGTTGGTCAATCGTGTCAATAATTCGCTGAGTTTCTGTTTGAGTTGTGTAATCACGGGCAATCTCCTCGCGTGTCTTGTTGAGCAAAATGCTTATTCGGTTCAGTTCCGCAAATTTCTCCTTGAGCAGAAACCCAATTACCGTCGTAGCCATTGTCAGGCCCGCAGACCATACTGTGTTGAACGAGTCCATCTAGCACATCCGTCCTTTGGTCTTGCCGCGCTGGGCAATGCCGTCGCCACGGCTAGATGCGCTAGAAACCATGCCGCCTTTGGCATAGGCTTTGACCTTGCCGCCTTTTTTCATGCCCGGAACTCCACCGCTTGCGCCGGGAGAAGAACGAGGGTCACGCATTGTCCGCGCTCTCAAATCATCCATTTGAGCTTCTGTGTTTGCATCTGTTCCCGGAACTCCACCGCTAGTGCCGGGTACAGAGCGGTAATCCATCATTGACCTTGCCCGCAAATCATCCATTTGTTCTTCAGTCAGATTGCCTTCTACGGGTTTACCCGTACTATCTACAGCAGCTTTTCTGGCAGCAATCGCTTGTATTTGCTGGGCATTGCTAGGTCTTGAAGAACCAGAGCCACCAAACAGGCCCTTTGCTGCGTTCCCAATGCCTTCAAACGTGTTTTCAATAAAGTTACCCATGTTGTGCTCCTAGCATTTCCATCTTGCCAAGGAAGCCGCCTTGCGGGTGGGCTTGCCTTTTTCGTCTTTCATTGGCCCCGGCATACCACTCATACGGGCGCAGAACGAGTCCTTGCGCGGGCCACCTTGGGGCTGTGGGGCCTTGAGGTTGCTGCCCGTTGCAGCGTTGTACTTGGCACGGCCTTTAGCGGTCAAGCCCGCCCCCTTGGAGACGGGTAGCTTCTCGCCACGACCAACTGCAAGAGAGGGGGTTTTCTTAGCCATAGAACACCGTCACACCGGTAACCGATGCGCTCAAAGCAAGGTACAACGTAGTGCTGAACTTGATTCCCTCGCCGGGAATGTCAAACGTATAGGTGTTGGGGTTGGAATTACTGGCAATATCAATCTCCAGCAAAACCGCGCCGGACGACCCGCCATCCTTGAACTGAATAGTAGCCGCAGTGCTGGCTGCTGGACAAATAATCAAGCCCTTCAGGCGTGTTGGCCCGTTGAACAACGTAGCCGCTGCACTTGCGTGAGCGCTCTTAACGTCTGTCTGCATCATAATCAATCTCCTGTAAAACAGGGGCCGAAGCCCCTGAGACTAATTACTGCTGGGTTGCAGATGGGTTGGCAGAGCCGTCAGAGTCACGAACGATGTACTCAACAGTGACAGTAATCGTACCAGCAGTAGCATCAGCAGTAGCCGCAGTGAACGTACCATAAACGAGCACATCAGTTGTTCCAATGCTGTCGTAAAAACCTGAAGTAGCCGCTGCAATGGTGGCTGGAGAAGTCTGAACCGCTGAAGTGCCGGTGTTGACCGAAGCCATGTACAAGTTGGCAGTACCGCTGCTACCAATGGTAACGCCGCAGTTAGACGCGCCCGTCAGGGCAACATTGACTTCAAGGCCAAAACGAACAATCTTAGCCCCAGCAGGGAGCGCGAACATCAGTTGCGCCGTAGGGCTTGCCAGAATGACCGCAGTGGGGGCTGTGTAGGTCTGGGCAACGATAGTAGCGCCCATATTGCGAACAGTTCCAGCGGTAGTGCCGGTGGTGTTTTTAACAGTGCCAAGCAGCCAAGGGCCGAGGTGAGTAGCGAATCCCATGATGAGTCCTTACATACAAGTGAAGCGCATCAATCGGTATGTCGTCTGCCGGGACAGTTTGATACGCCGGTAACCCCGGAGTGAGTGCAATATAGCATGGATTTAAACAGGATGCAATGAAAAAGGCCCCCGAAGGGGCCTCTCTCAAAGGGTTTTAACCCTTAGGCTCCGGGGGAACCAAACATACCCAGAGGGTCAGACCAGCCGAACGAATAACGCTCGCGGGCCTTGTAACGGACGTTGCCGGTATCAAAGTCGCCGTCCATGCTATTGGTCAGAGGCATACGCTCAAAGTGCTTCATACCGTTAGGTACGTCAGTGGTCAGATACCAGCCGTTAGCGTCTGTCAAGAAGTGATTGACACAGTAGCCTTCGGGGATAGAACCATTGTTCTTCAGCGCGTTGATATCGTTGTCGGTAGTGCCAACACGGAGGCTGGTTTCCAACAGACGGGTAGCAACGAACATCAGATTCACTGGGATAACCAGCTTGCGAGGCTTGGCTGCAATCAACAGACCCTTCTCATCAGTCCAGCCAGCGATTTGAATAACGGCGGCTTCCAAGGAAGTCTCGTTTAAATCGGCAGCGGTGGAAGGACGATTGCTGTTGGTTCCGCCATTCACCAGAGGGTGAGCAGTGCTGAACAACGAAACGCCATCGCCGCCAACATAAGCTGAGGAGAAACCGTTGTTGATGACAGATGCTGCTTTAACCTGCTTGGTGTAAGCCATACCACGAGCCAAGGCCTTGGTGTAGCGGGCAGACAGACTGTCGTACAGATTGTCTTCCACTGCTTCCTCGGTGATGGAGAAGCCCAGAGCGATGGTTTCGTGGTTGTAACGGGAAGTGAAGGCCTCCTGCGCATTGTCATAAGCAATGGCAGAGCCCTCATTCTTGACCGGTGCAGCACTAAAGCCAGCAAGCTTGGTTTCTTCTTCAAAGCTACGCTCCGACTTCTCGGTCTCGTAGATTTCCTTGTGCTCTTCGCCGTAGCGGGCATATTCCAGACCAAACAGAGCGTTAAGTCCGGGGAGCAACTCTTTAAGTAGCTGTGCGCGTGAGATAGCCATTTTATGTTACTCCTTATGCAATGCTGGTAGCAGCGTAATATTGATGCTGACCAAAGTTGATTTTGACCAGAATCTCTGGATACTGCATGAATACAAGCGTAGCACTTGATCCAAAAGCAGCCGCAGGGGCTTGGTTCAAAATAAACGATGTAGCACCGGCAGCGGCAGCGGTGTCAACAAAAGAACCCGCAGAAATGTAGTTTCCGCTTGAGTCCAACGAGCCAACATCAGTACCAACTGGCAGCGCAAACGGCAAAGCCGAACAGGTCACAGTAGCAGTAGAAATGCTGGTATAGGTCGCAGTTCCAAGAGACACAGAAGTGTCAGTCACCAAGCCAAGCACGCGAACGGGCAAAGACGAAGTGGTGGCAGGAGTATCACTTGGAGCCAAGATAGCATTCTTGGAGTTGCCGGTTGCAGTGCTACCTGTGTTGTTAATCATTGCCAGATTTTGACCAATCATGGCGCGAGCGCCAGAAGCAACAGCGGTAGTAGCAGAGCAAACAACACCCTTGAACACTTGGTCAGGGTCGTCAGCAACAATAGCCACTGCATCACCAGCCGCAGTTGATGCGGGCCAGTATTGCTGAAATTGCTTTTGTTTTGTGACGGGGTTGGTAAACGAGCATCCCAAGAAGATACCAGTTTGATTACCTGCCGTGCCAGTAGACACAGACAAGCGCACGATTTCACCACGAGACAGTCCTACGTAATCACCGTAGAAAATGTTTGTGCTGTAACCGTTAGTGATCGGGTATTCACGAGTAGAACCCGCATATACCTGACCGCCGATCAGGTTGATCGGCTTTAGCCCGTAAGGGGCATCAATAACCGGATAAGCCATAAAGGACTCCTAAAATAAAGTTTAAATCCGTCCACGCGTTGAACTGGAACGTTTTTCCATAGTCAACGGCATTCGCGGGTCACTCTGACGCATAAAACTGTTGTCTACCGCTTCCATCTGTGCTTGCGATTGCCCGGTGTAGTACTCAAACATGCCTTCAGAGATTTCAGTGGGTATCTTGCAGAGCATGAGACCACCAATTTCAATATTGCCTGTCTTTTCGTTTCCTTGGAGCATTAGCTCCGGGTAATCAATTGCCTTACATGGAACATATCCGTCTCTGAGTTTGCGAGACATATTCGTTGGTTCAATTTGACCAAGAAGATGAGTCATAACCCAGCGGTGTGTGAAACCGGGGATAGGGTTCGGGTCTGGCAATGCGCTAGAGGGCCGATAAACAAAACGAGCACCTTTTTCACGGGTGGATAGGTCACGAGAATCACGAGTTGCCATTTGAGGCCTCCAATTTAGCTACTTGAGCAGCGTATTGCTGCGGGGTTAATCCAAACTTCCTAGCCAACGCCATAGCGGTGCTAGTCATCTGAACCTTTTTTACGCCCGATGAACGAGCAGCGGGCGCAACAACCGAAGTAGGTCGTCTGGAAGACTCTCTAGACTTCTCATTCCCAAATACCTCTGGGAACTTGTCTCGTATGCGAGTATCGATTGCCTCAAAATACTCGTCGCTTCGCGGGTCTACACCCGAATTCACTAGTTTTTGGTGCAGCCCTAGTGAGTAGCTGGTAACTTCTTCAAATCCCTCAGAACCAAACCACTGGTTTTTTGCTTGCCAGCGCAAGGTTTTGGCATCTGCCTTGGTTTCAGTTGGCTGTTGGACTTGTCGCGGGGCTTCTTCACGCTCTTCCTGACGGATTTGCTGTCGAGAACCCTTGATAGCGGCGATTTTCATCTTCGCTTCTAGCAACGCTTCTTGCGCAGCCAGTATAGCATCAGAATCAAACGCCTCTTGGGCAACTTTATACTGTTTCCGGGCGTTTTCTAGCTCGTTTTCCGCCAATTGGACGGATTGCTGCTGAAATTGCTGGCTTCCATCGCTAACATGCTTGCGTAATTGTTGATTTTCAGCAACAACCTGCCTTGCCATGTTCTCAAGCTCCAGCTTTTCGCGCATAAGAGCTTCTTTTGCACGGCGTTCATCGTGTCGGGCGTGGGTTAATTCCTTAATCCGCACCTTAACTTTGTCACCGTATGAGGCAATTTCCTCATCCGTAGGGTCTTCAACCTCT